CCTTGGTAGTGAGCGTTAGCGACACCTGTTGTTGTACCAACATAGATGTTGTAAGCAATCGCGCCTGTGATAGCAGTTGGGATTGTGATTGTGAGTGCTTGGCTTGAAGTTGCTTGTGAAGCAACAGCAGAAACGATTGACTCACCAAAACCTGTTGAAGAGATACCAGCGTCAGCGGTGTAATAGACATAGTAAGTTGCGTTTGGAAGCGCAGTTACTGATCCGCTTGCTGATACTGCGGCAAGTGTTGGAAGTGTTGGAGCAGAACCAGCGTTAAGGGCACCTGAGTAACCTGAAGCAGTACCGCGAGCCATCAGCATCATTCTTTCTTCCATTAGCATCGTGGCATAAAGCGTAGATGTTGAAGAAAGTTGACGAAGATCCTGATATCCAAGACCAGAGAAGTTAGCATCGAATGAAACGCTATCTGATAGTGAGTATGAGTTGTAAGGCAAGATGATGTCATCTGCTGTGTAGCTGATCTTTGAACCACGCTCGAAGTTGATTGAACCGAAAGCAGTAGTTGTGCTCTCACTCACGCCCGGCCAAATTTGGCCTTGTCCGCCGGTGCCTGTACCGGTATAGCCGGTGATGCGCTTAATGCGGTGGCTTGTGCCAACACCCTTCTTGCGAGGGATGCGGTTACGAAGTGGTGTTGGGCGAGGTGTTAGGAGTTTCGCAGGTGCTTCCAAGTCGAAAGCGGCGAAAGATGTTGAGAGAGGAGATGTAAGGCTGATGTCCTTTTGGATCTCCTGTGAAGCAATACGCTGAGAAGCGATTGCGTTGTTAAGACCAGCAAGAGCATCTGGAGCAAGTGACTTTGTAGCAGCTAGTGCTTCGAGAGCGCGTGTTGGATCTTGTGCTGGTGTTAAACCATTTGTGTTTGGTAGTGAAAAGGACTTGTTCAGTTCTCCCTGAAACTCGTCCATACGCTTCGCGGCTTTCTTTGGTGAATCAACATCACCAAAGAGATCGGAAGCCTTAGGTGCTTGTAATGCCATTAGGCTATTTCCTTTCGAGTGGGTTTATTCTGCGTCAGGTTGACCGGCTTTAGAGAGGTATTCCTTCTCTAATTGCTTGTAACCTTTAGCGAGAATTGGGTCTGATGTCGCTGATGCCTTGAGGCGATATTCAGCGGCTTTAATGAGTAGTTCATTTGAATCATTGACAACAACACGACCAGTACGCTTTGGACCGCCGGATGCCGCCGCTGACTTTGCAATTACGAGTTCTGACTCAAGAGCCACCGACTTATCTTCAGCTGCCTTAATTGCCGCCTTGTAAGAATCGATCTCAGCCTTGACTGTTTCAGACGCACTCTTTGTTGCTTTCTCGATGATCGAAGTTACGAACTTCTCGCCGAGAATATCTTTGATTTCTTCTTCGAGTTTTTCCTCGACCTTTTCGACTTCTTCTTTGATTTCCTCAACGACAGTTTCGTCCTTGACTTCATCGACAGGTGCAGGAGTTTCTTCGGCAGGGGTTTCAACTGCTTCGCCCTCAGCGGACTTGATTGATCCACCCATTTGTTCAGGTGTCATAATCTGTGCAGTAGATACATTTGAAGTTGTACGGATTCCGCCGTTGTTGCCAGCGATCTGAACTGTTGTCTTGCCGTGATTATCTCCGACTTGACCACATCCACATTCGAGGCACTTGCCAACGAACGCTGACTTAGCAGACATCTTCATACAACCCTTGCAAACATCGTCATCGCATCCGCCATCATCTTGACAACCAACGCAACCATCGCAGTCGCAACCTTCTGATGAGTCTGCATCTTTGCTGGCAGATAGTTCGAGCATCGAGGCATCGGTAGCGAGTGCTTCGCCTTCCTCGACTTCTCCATCCTTAAAATTAAATAGGTGCTTAAGAGCAGATAGGAGCGTGTCGATATCATCGCGCTCGTCTGAATCTGTATCAGCCATCTCGGTGGCTTCGGTAATAATGAGTTGTGCTAGAGCCTTACGAGCGGCATCGTAAGATGCTTGGTCGAACTTGACCAACCCACCACTTGTTGCCTTGTCGTGCATCTCTAGGATTGTGTCGATAACAGGTGATTTCTTCACGTTCCATCCTTCGGGTAGTTGGTCGATCGCGCCTAATGCACGAGCGCGGGTGATGATATGAGCTTTTACTTTTGCAGAATCTTTAGCGCGACCGAATGATTGGATCGCATTTTTTAGATCGGCAACAGTCTTGATTGGGTAAGAGCCATCTGGCAACGCCATACCTTGATCGGCAAGTTGCTCGCGCTCTTTGTCAGATACTTCACGCTTAACGATCTCTGAGTATTCCTCAACCTTAACGAGTGAGGTTTCGCCTTCGACTGACTTAGCGAGCATCAACTTAGCGTTTGGGTTAGCAGGGCGATCAACAAGAGAAACTTCAACGATCTGTCCATCAATGATGCGACCATTAGCGGCTTTCTGATCACGCACAACTCGAGGTGCCTTGATTCCTATAGAGAAGCCTTTAAGTACGCCTGACTCCACTTTCTTAACGCTAACAGGATCAACGACAAGGACAGAAATGTAATGACCATCCGGCTTGCTTTCATATTCTTTTGCTACTCCTGCCGCGATTGAAGAATGTTGCTCACGAATGTTGCCACCTGACTTAAACCATTCTGGCATCGCTGATGAGAGCCAAGTGTCATCGCAGATTTGTTGATCAATGTCCAAAGAGTCATCAGTTGCTTTTCCATATACGAGAAGCGATCCATCCTC